GCAGTAGTTATGCACCCGTTCGCAAGCTGCTTGCGACGGATCAGGTCGATGCTTTTGACTGCGGCCAGGCCGCGCTGAACCAGTTCCTGCAGCGCTACGCGCTCGTCAACCAGAAGGCCAACAGCGCGCAGACCTACGTCTGCTGCCAGAGCGAGGTGGTGGTCGGCTTCTACAGCCTCGCCGTCGGCAGCGTCGATCCGGAAGCGGCGCCGTCAAGAGTGATGAAGGGGCTCGCGCGTCACCCGGTGCCGGTCATGATCCTGGCCCGGCTCGCGGTAGACAAGGAGCATCAGCGCCAAGGCCTGGGCCAGGCCTTGCTCAAGGATGCGCTGCTGCGCACCGCACAGGCCGCCGACATCGCCGGCATTCGTTGTCTACTGGTACATGCCAAGGATGATGCGGCGCGGCAGTGGTACCAATCCTGGGAATTTGAGCCCAGTCCGACCGATCCGTATCATCTGTTCCTTATGCTCAAGGATCTCAAGAATTTGTTGAGCTGATCCCAATCAGCGCCCGCTGCTCCTCCCAGAGCAGCGGCGTGCCGGATGCCAGATCAAACAGCGTCACCTCCGAAGGCAGCGTTTCATCCAGGATGGCGGCAACGATGTCCGGCGCCAGCGTGGTGAGGTTGACCATCCGGCTCACGTACGCCCGATCCATGCCCTCGCGCTCCGCAACCTCCGTGAGGTTTTCTGCCTCCCCGGATTCCAGCATGGCTAACCACCTGTGACCACGCGCCAGCGCCATTTGAATGGGCGTCGGTTTGTCATTGATCGGCCTGGGCTTCAAGGTGTTGCCGTCAGGCAGCCGCACCACCTTGCGGCCGCCACGCCGCTTGATCTGGATTGGCACCGACAAGGTCAACCGGCCATCGCTGGCGCTGACCACATCGGGTTGGCCGGTCTTTTCGATGCGCACCTCATTCATGCTGCGACCTCCGCTGCTTCCTTGGCCGGCTCCGGCCGCAACTCAAGCACCAGTCGCTCAATGCCGTTCGGGCGCAGTCGGACCTCAAGATCGGTGGGCGAGACGACCACCTTCTCGATCAGCAATTTGAAAATCCGGGTCTGCTCGGCAGGAAACAGCTGATCCCAGATCGCATCGATGCGCGTCATGGCGACCGTCACCTTGGCTTCGTCCAATGTCGGGTCTAGCTTGACCGCACGCGGCAGGATGTCGGCCAACAAGTCCGGTGAGCGCAAGATCGATCGCACCTGATCAAACACAGCCGCCTCCAGTTCGGCAGCCGGCAAGCGGGGCAATCCCGAGGCGCCCGCATGCTCTTTGGCATCGCGCTGGGGGATGTAGTAGCGATACCGTCGCCCGTTGCTCTTCTTGACCGTGTGCCATGGTGACAAGGCCCGTCCATCATTGCCGAAGACCATGCCCTTGAGCAGGAACGGGACCTTCGAGCGAGTGTTATTGCCACGGACACGGCTGTTGGTCGACAGGATCGCATGCGCTTTGTCCCACCACTCCTGCTCGACAATGGGGAGGTGCTCCGCCGGGTACCACTGGTCCTTGTGACGCAGTTCGCCGAGGTAGGTCCGGTTATGGAGCAGCGCGTACACGAGGGTCTTGTCGATCAGTTTGCCCTCCCGCACGCGGCCATCCTGCGTGGTCCATGATTTCGAGGTGACTCCGTCCAGGCGGAGTTCCTTGACCAGCAAGGTGCTCGAGCCCAATTCCACAAACCGTCGGAAAATGTGCTGGACTACCTTGGCTTCCGCCTGGTTGGGCACAAGGCGCCGGTTCTCGACGTCGTAGCCCAGCGGGGGAATGCCGCCCATCCACATACCCTTACGCTTGCTGGCAGCGATCTTGTCGCGGATGCGCTCGCCGGTGACCTCGCGTTCGAACTGCGCGAAGGACAGCAGGATGTTCAGCATCAAGCGGCCCATGGATGTGGTGGTGTTGAACTGCTGGGTGACTGAGACAAAGGAGACCTTGTGGCGCTCGAAGACCTCGACCATCTTGGAAAAGTCGGTGAGGCTGCGCGTCAGCCGGTCGATTTTGTAGATCACCACCACGTCAATTAGGCCGGCCTCGATGTCCGCCATCAAGCGGCGTAGCGCGGGGCGCTCCATGTTCCCTCCGGAAAACGCCGGGTCGTCATAGTCATCGGCCACCGGAATCCAGCCCTCGGCCCGCTGGCTGGCAATGTAGGCGTGGCCGGCATCACGCTGGGCGTCGATGGAGTTGTATTCCTGATCGAGTCCCTCGTCAGTGGATTTGCGCGTGTAGACCGCGCAGCGCATCCGGCGCTTGAGAACCTCGCTCATCGGCGACCTCCCTTACTGGCCGACTTCTTGGGTCGTACGTTGGTCTTCAAACCAAAAAACACCGGCCCCGACCACCGGGTACCGGTGATCTCACGCGCCAGGTGCGACAAGCTGGTGTAAGGCTGGCCACCGTGCAGAAAGGTGCCGTCGGCCTGGACAACCACTTCATGGTCAACACCCTGGTAGTGGCGGCACAGCACCGTGCCCGGGGTCAGGGCGTAATCGGCCGATCGGGTCTGCGACTTCTGCTTGCCGATCTCCAGCAAGTTGTCGATGCGGCGCTGATTGCGCTCAAGCAGGTTCCGATCCGTCTTGCGACATTCGATGATCTGCAGTTTGTAGGCAATCCGGCGCTCTAGAAACTGCCGGTTGTGCGTTGGGGTGTCGCCGCCGAACAGGCGCCGCCAGAGCGACTTGATCTCCGCCATGCCCAGCTTGGGCAGGTTGGAGATTTGCGCCACGACCGTGTCGGGCGTGGGGGCAATGGTGATTCGAGGTTTCATTCAGGGCTCCATCGATGGGTTGTTGTCGATGTCTGAATGAACGCTCTGTTCGACCGGAAAGCCAAGTACAAACGGCGTCTCTTGTGGCGAATTTGCGGACTTCGCGAAATCGGGCTGGCGCAGGCGGCAAAGCCCGACAGCCAGGAGGCCGGCGAGCTCAGCACAGCGCTGCTCTGCCGTCATTCGTTCGGGTGGGAGGGTGTTGATCTGCAGCATTGGTAGGCTCTCTCATCATTTCCAACGGTTTATCTATGCCGGATTATGAAAATTAGCCCTGCGGCTGGCATCCCGAAATTGCTGGCAGATGGGTAAGCCTGCGCAACAACGTGCGTCAGCGATGAAATTTCCGGCTTACGCCAAATGAGTGGCAACCGCTTGAAAATTGCGCAAATGTCCTCATCTATGGGACGAGTTTTGCATTTTTCCTAACCGCCGCTCAGCGAAGCCCAGGAGAGATTGGCAGCACGGTCGGCCGGCTCCCGAATCTGCTTCCCTGACAAAAACAACCGAAAAGGGGAGCCGATGGCCAAAACATTCAAGAACATTCCGTCTCTGCATCGCTTGCTGGAGTCGGCGCCCCTCGAGTCGGTCCGTGATCTGCTGCTCCAGGTTGACGAACAAGACTACGCCGCCTGTTTTGGTGACGTGGAGTGGCCAGAGGCGGACGCGACTGACGACGTCGTCGAAGCCTGCCGGCAGGCCGTACTGGAAGTGGCGGCCTCCTTGCAGCCTGATGCGGCTGTTCCCCTTGAGCAGCATGCGTCTCGCATCCTCAATCTGGCCGAGGGGCGTGGCGTGGAGGCAGTTGCCAAGGTGGCTGACCGGATCTTTGATTCGGCCAACACCGGTGCATTTGCGCAGCAGCGGGATGACTACGGTCGAGCTATCTACCTTTACGTGCGCGAAGGCGAACTGTTCGATGATGCTGAGAACCTGTTCTATGCCGACCACTATCGCAACCTCGGCCGGATGTACGAAGCTTTTGAGGTCGACGCCAATGGCGGACTGGATTTCCAGTGGGACGATACCGTCAAGGCAGCCTTGGAGGCCAAGCTGCAGCAGGCACTGGAATTACCGGAGAACTGCAAGATCGATCACATTCGGGTGGCCACCAAGCGCGACGATGGCACCGAGGTGGCATCCCATCTGTTGATCATCCGCCATGCCGGTCCGCTGTCCAGCGTGGCGGCTATGAAAGATGGTCGCAAGAAGCCGATGTACTACCGGCCTGCCATTGAGGCCACGCTGCTGTTTTCTCCTGAAGACGCCGTGGTTGAGGTCTTTGCGGCCAGTCCCGGGGTGCGACCGGTCGTGGCCTCAGCCTTTGCCGAGGTGGGCTTGAAACACAATCTGTCGGATCGGCCACTGACGCTGCGCCAATACAACCTGAGCCGGTTTTTGACATCGCTGCGGCTGGATGCGCCCACCGTTGCCGGTTTCGACATCGAATCGGTCACCGTGGTTGAGGCTGAGGTGCGGCCACAGAATTTCAAACATCGTGCGTCCCTGCGCGTAGCCATCGGCGATGACATCGAGACCGTGGCGACCGACTTGTTCGGGCCGAACAACATCTTCAAACGCGCGGCGTTGGTCAGCCGTATCGTGATTGCTGTGCGCTACGCCGCCGATGGCGAAGCCAAGAGCAAGACGCTGAACATCACCCTGAGCGATCCCAATCGCTGCAACCTGCGCAGTAACCGCGATCCCAAGCAGCGCGATTTCGGCTTCAAGCTGCTGGAACACTGGGGGCTCATGCAACAGGTTCGGCCGCTGGACGCGGCAGAAGAATGTGCGGTGTTTCCTGCGTTGTTGCGCCTGTTCGATGAACACGCCGAAACCGTGACGCGACGTCATCTGGATACGCGCGGTATCGCACTCGACCCCTTGCTCGAGGGCGGCTTTCTCGTGCGCCGTGGGCGTCAGAGCAGCATCGAAGTCGAGCTGGAAAACGGCGAGACCCAACTGGTCACCGTCCAGTCCTCGCCGACCCTCGGGCATGTCCGCTACGAATGCCCGATTTCGCGCCAGTGGGTGGAGCTGCCTGCCCAATCGCTGGATTTCTTCGAGATCAAACGGGAGTGGATCGAGGAGCGCATCATCAAGGGTCTCAAATCGTCACTCAAGCCCGTCGGGCAGATGCTGCAGGAGCAAGGCCTGATCTTCCTCGGCGTGCTCGATCTTGATGGCGAATCCATCCCTGCCTACCTGGCACGTCAGCTGTCCGACCAGCGTGTCATTCGAGACTACGATATCCAGTTGCGTGCGCACCAGAATGCCGGTATCGGGGTGGTGCTGTCATGCTCCGAAACGGCACCTGCTTTCCTGGGGTGCCATGTCGTGGTGCCATTGGCCACGCTGCTGGTGGCCAATGCTGTTGAGCCCATCGTTGATCTCATGCGTCTCAAGAGCGTCTACGGTCAGGGCAAGGTACTGGCCCGGGGTGGCCAGACGGTGGACTTCATTGTCGAGCACAACCGGTCAGGGTCGCTGTTCATTCCCGGCAAGCCTGTTCTGACCGTGGTGGGGGAAAAGCAGATCAAGTTGGTTCAGCGACTGGTGGATGCTTACCGCTCGGGCAATCCGGCGGTGGTGACCAAAGATCTGATGGATGGCCTGGGTGCCGCCAGCCCAAGCCAGGCTTTCCGCAACTGGAAGGAACAGATCGCCGACATCTACATCGGCCAGGCTGAGGGCAAGCGAGGCGCCTGGAAGCTGCTCGTCTAACTCGTTTTCTCCACCACCCATGCGGGCTGCCTTGTGCAGCCCGTTTGCATTTCTGGGCCGGCCTCACGGTCTAATGAGCGTCTAAGTTTTACCGGATGAGCGTCTGAAGTCATATCCGGAGGATGCGCAGTGTTCCTCAACAACCCCATGGAGCGCTTCAATGCCAAATCCAACGGCCACCCACCCGAGAACGGGTGAAACCCTGCCGGCCATTCCCTCCGGCACCGATCCTGCCACCAAAACCCGGCTCTGCCAGCAGGCACTTGCCGAACGCTGGGGGCTTTCACCGAAAACCCTTGAGCGCTGGCGTGTACTGGGCATCGGCCCTGTCTACATCCGCCTGCCCGGCAAGGTCGTCTATCGCATCGAGGACGTCGAGGCGTTCGAGCGCAGTTCGCTGCGCCAGAGCACCGACCAAGCCTATCGCGAAGGAGGTGGGGTATGAACCGTCTCTCTCCCGATCAGGCATTGGCCACCCCGGCCGGCGAGCTCGCTGAGCTTGCCAGCGAATCGCTGTTCCAGCTCAAGAACGACGCCGCTGATCTTCTGGCTGCAGCCAAGGCGATCGTCGAGCACGTCGATCGCGCACTGGATCTCAAGTACGCCGACCGCGCGCACCAGCTCCGCCTGGCAGCCGGCAAGGACACCGGCGTCGTCCATTTCGACGACGGGCACGTCCGCATCACCGCCGATCTGCCCAAAAAAGTCGACTGGGATCAGACGCGGCTCGCCGATATCACTCGTCGCATTGCAGTCAACGGCGACGACCCGTCCGAGTACGTGGAGATCAGCTACCGGATCTCGGAAACCAAGTTCAACGCGTGGCCCGAGTCGCTCAAGAGCGCCTTCGCCCCGGCACGCACCCTCAAGACCGGCAAGCCGGGCTTTCGTCTCGCTCTGCTTCAGGAGTAATCGCCATGAAAACCAAACCTACGCTGCTCGAACTGCTGCGCAAGAAGCCGGAAATGTACCTTCGCGATCTGCCGGAAACCATCCGCATCCCGGCGCTGGACGGCAGCCGCCCAGACGAAGTCGTGCGTCGGCTGGAGGATGCCACCCTCGATGACGTGGCATTCGCAATCCAGGCCCTCGAGTCCGAAACCCGCGTCATCCATCGGCGCCTGGGTGGTCTGCGCGACCTGTACGAAATGGCCCGCAAGCGTGGCGCACTCGGCGTGACCTCCGTCGCGGACGCGTTCGCCAACATCAGCACCGAGGAGGCCGAGAAATGAGCCTCCCCATCATTACTGCAGACCAGCGCCTGGCCGAGCGCCGTGGCGTAAAGGGTGTGCTCGTCGGCAAAAGCGGCATCGGAAAAACCTCACAACTCTGGACGCTGAAACCCACGGCCACGCTGTTCTTTGATCTTGAGGCTGGTGATCTCGCGGTCGAGGGCTGGGCCGGCGACACGATCCGTCCGCGCACCTGGCAGGAGTGCCGTGACTTCGCGGTGTACATCGGCGGACCGAACCCGGCGCTGCGCGACGACCAGCCGTTCAGCCAGGCCCACTTCGATGCCGTGTGTGCGCGCTTCGGCGATCCGGCCGTGCTGGACAAGTACGACACCGTGTTCGTCGACTCCATCACCGTGGCCGGACGCCTGTGTCTGCAATGGTGCAAAGGCCAGCCTCAAGCCTACTCCGAGAAGACCGGCAAGCCAGACAGCCGGGGTGCATACGGGCTGATGGGCCAGGAAATGATTGGCTGGCTGACCCACCTGCAGCACACACGCGGCAAGAACGTGTGGTTCGTCGGCATCCTCGACGAGCGGCTGGATGACTTCAATCGCCGCGTGTTCTCCCTGCAGATCGACGGCTCCAAAACCGGACTTGAGCTGCCGGGCATCGTCGATGAGGTCATCACCTTGGCCGAGCTGAAGGCCGACGACGGTGCCAGTTACCGCGCCTTCGTCTGCCACACGCTGAACGCATGGGGTTACCCCGCCAAAGACCGCTCCGGACGCCTTGATCCGATCGAGGAGCCGCACCTCGGCCGCCTCATGGAAAAGATCGCCGGCCCGGCCCGGCCCGCTAACGAACGGCTCGATTTCGCGCGCCCCGCGCCCGCTGTCGCAACTGTCCCTAACACCGAATCCACCTCGACTCAGGAGTCCTGATCATGACCTACTTCGATTTCAATTCCGCTTCCGAACAGACCTCTTTCGACCTGATCCCCAAGGGCACGCTGGTGCGTGTGCGCATGACGATCCGCCCGGGCGGCTTCGATGATCCGTCGCAGGGATGGACCGGCGGCTACGCCACCCGCAACGACAACACCGGTTCGGTGTACCTGAACTGCGAGTTCGTCGTGATGGAGGGTGAGTTCGCCCGTCGCAAGATGTGGTCGCTGATCGGCCTGCACAGCCCGAAAGGCCCTGAGTGGGCCAACATGGGCCGCACTTTCGTCAAGGCGATCCTCAACTCAGCGCGCAGCGTTCATCCTGGCGACAACAGTCCTGCCGCGCAGAACGCGCGCCGCATCAGCGGGTTTGCCGATCTCGATGGCATCGAGTTTCTCGGCAAGGTCGACTGGGACAAAGACCAGAACGGCCAGGACAAGAGCGTCATCAAGGCCGCGATCACGCCCGACCACAAGGACTACGCCGCCCTCATGGGTGGCGCGCAGGGAGCAGCGAAGGCGCCTGCACCCGCAAACGGGTCGAACGCGTATGCCCAGGCCACTGGCCGTGCCTCCGTGCCGGGTCGTCCAAGCTGGGCACAGTAAGGGGGGACGCCGCCATGATGCTTCGTCCCCGCCAAGCCCTGTTGGTCGAGCGCTCTTTGGCGGCGCTTGCCCAGCACGGTAACACCCTGTCTGTCGGCCCCACCGGATGCCACGCGCCCGGCACCCCCATTTTGATGTTCGACGGCTCCATCAAGGCAGTCGAAACCATTTCGGTGGGCGAACTGTTGATGGGCCCTGACAGTAGGCCACGCCGTGTGCTGGAACTTCACCGTGGTCAGGATGAGATGTTCGAGATCCGCCCTATGAAGGGTGATCCGTTCATCGTCAATGCAGGCCACATCCTGACGCTGGTACGCACCAACGACGGGAATTTTGGCCGTGCCCATGAGGTCGTCGACATTGCCTTGTTCGACTATCTGAGTCAGTCCGCCACGTACCGGCACCTGCACAAGCTCTTTCGCGTGGCAGTGGATCTCCCGGGGCGCCAGGATCTGCCCATCGATCCGTATTTCCTCGGCGTGTTGCTGGGCGACGGCAGCCTCAAGAACAGCATCAACATCACCACGCCAGATGTTGAGATTGTCGAAACGGTTCATGCCCAGGCTCGGCATTGGGGCCTGACGGTACGTATCGAACAGCTCCCCAATAACCAGGCCAACAGCTACTACTTGGTGAGCACACGCACGGAGCGCAATCCGCTGATCGAGCAGATCAAGGCCCTGGGACTGCGTGATCGGTGTGCCCAAGACAAGTTCGTACCCGACCGCTACAAGTGTGCTGACCGTTCTTCGCGCTTGGCGATTCTGGCGGGTTTAATCGACACCGATGGGCATCTGTCGAGAGGCGCAATGTTCGAGTTCTCCAGCCGATCGCGGCAACTCGCGCAGGACGTCTGTTATCTCGCACGCAGCCTGGGGTTCCTGGCGACGTTGCGCAAGAAAGTAGTGAACGGCGTGGATTACTGGCGTGTCCATCTGAGCGGTGAATGCGACCAGATCCCCACCCGCGTACTGCACAAACAGGCGCCGCCGCGTCGGCAGATCAAGAACGTGCTTCGCACCGGCTTTACCGTGCACCCGGTCGGTCAGGGCAACTATGTTGGTTTCACCGTCGACGGTGATCACCGCTACCTGCTGGGTGACTTCACGGTCACACATAACTCGGGCAAGACCATCATGCTCTCGGCGGTCGCCGGCAGCTTGTTGGCCGAGCCAGATGCCAAGGCATGCATCCTCGCTCATCGCGATGAACTGACCGGCCAGAACCTATCCAAGTTTGCACGGGTGAATCCGGGCGTCAGCACCTCCGTGTTCGATGCCAAGGACAAATCCTGGTCCGGGCGCGCCACGTTCGCGATGGTGCAAACGCTGTCGCGTGACAACCATCTCACTGCCATCCCAATCCTCGATCTGCTGGTGATCGATGAAGCGCATCACGCAGCGTCGGCGTCGTACCGCCGCGTGATCGACCGCGTGTTGGACAAGAACCCGCGCGCCCAGATCTTCGGGGTGACGGCAACGCCTGCCCGCAGTGACGGGAAGGGACTGCGGGAAGTCTTCAGCAACGTCGCTGATCAAATCACTCTCGGCGAGCTGATCGCCTCCGGCCACCTCGTGCCGCCACGCACCTTTGTCATCGACGTCGGCGCGCAGGAGCAGTTGACGCGGGTCCGGCGCACGGCCACTGACTTCGACATGACGCAAGTCGAGGCAATTCTCAACAAGACGCCCATCACCGATGCCGTGATCCGTCATTGGCGTGAGAAGGCCGGCGACCGCAAGACGATCGTGTTCTGCTCGACCGTCGCCCATGCCGAATGTGTGCGTCAGGCCTTTCAGGATGCCGGTATATCCGCCGTGATCGTGCACGGCGAGCTCTCAGAATCTGAGCGAAAGACACGACTGGCCGAGTACGAATCCGGTACCGCGCAGGTCGTGGTCAATGTGGCTGTGCTCACGGAGGGCTACGACTTCACGCCCACCTCCTGCGTGGTTCTGCTGCGACCCAGCTCGCACAAGTCGACCTTGACCCAGATGATCGGGCGTGGACTGCGCACCGTTGATCCCGTCGAGCATCCGGGCGTGATCAAGACCGATTGCGTGGTCCTGGACTTCGGCACCGCGACCTTGATGCACGGCTCTCTGGAACAGGACGTCAATCTCGACGGACACCAGCATCACGGTGCAGCGCCCACCAAGGACTGCCCATCCTGCGAAGCCACCGTCCCGCTCGGCTGCCGCGAATGCCCGCTGTGTGGCTTCGTCTGGGAGAGCGAGAACACCGATGACACGGATGCACTGGCCGATTTCGTTATGACCGAGATCGATCTCCTCAAACGCTCCAACTTCCGCTGGTGCGACCTGTTCGGCTGCGACGACGCACTGATGGCGACTGGCTTCAACGCCTGGGGTGGCGTCTTCTTCCTGAACGGCCGCTGGCACGCCGTGGGCGGCGGTAAGGATCTGCAGCCGCGCTTGTTGGCTGTCGGCGACCGCACGGTTTGCATGGCCAAAGCCGATGACTGGCTGAACGACCGCGAGTCGGCGGATTCTGCACACAAGACACGGCGCTGGCTGAACGAGCCGCCCACGCCCAAGCAACTCCAGTATCTGCCGCAGGCGCTGCGCGCCGACTTTGGCATGACGCGCTATCAGGCTTCGGCGCTGCTGTCCTTCCAGTTCAACAAGTCGTCGATTCAGCGCCTCGTGGTGGCTGCCAACGATGCCCACCGGGAGGCCGCGTGAAATGTGCAGTCTGCTCCCGCAAAGCCAAGGGCTTCGGCTACTTCAATCCACGCCTGCCGCGCAGCGATCCGCGTCGTTACTCGGACCGCTGGGTGTTCTGCTCCATGCGCTGCCAGAACGCGTTCTGCAAGCTCATGACAAAAACGGAGGGACAAATGATCGATCCCAGTGAGATGGAGCTCGCCGCCATGGCGTCCTGCCTGGCGCCGCTTGGCGAGTATGTCGGCTCCATCGGTATGCAGCGATCGCTGACGGACTACAGCAAAGACGAAGTGCTGATGCTGATCGACGTGGTCGTGACGGCTTACCAGGAACACATGCTCATCGAGCACGAGCGGATGGCAGAGAAGGATCGCGCTTTTCTTGAAGAGCGACTTGCCCGCCAAGGCAAGCCGGCTTCGACGGGGGTGCCGTTCTGATGCTGGATTTCAATCACCGCCCGAAGATCCATGAGCAGATCAGCGTGCTCATCGATACCGCACTGAGCGCGGATCGTAACAAACAACCCCGTCGCAATTACCTCGGCGCGTCCAGGTTGGGCGTTGCCTGCGAGCGCGCGCTGCAATACGAGTATCTGCAAACACCGGTCGATCCTGGCCGGGATATACCGGGTCGCGTTCTGCGCGTCTTCGAGGTAGGCCACGTCCTCGAAGAGTTAGCCATCCGTTGGCTGCGCATGGCCGGATTCGATCTGTACACCCAAAAGGCCAACGGCGGTCAGTTCGGATTTTCCGTCGCCGGTGGCCGTATTCTGGGGCACGTCGATGGCGTCCTGAACGGTGGCCCCGCAGAGCTGGGAATGAGCTTTCCGGCCCTGTGGGAGTGCAAGACCATGAACGACAAGTCTTGGCGGGACACGGTCAAGCACGGCGTCAGCAAAGCCAAACCGGTCTATGCCGCACAGATGGCCATTTATCAGGCCTACATGGAGGCCAGAATTCCGGGTATCTCAGCGAATCCGGCCTTGTTCACGGCCATCAACAAGGACTCCGATGAGATCTGGTTCGAGCTGGTCCCTTTCGACGGCGGTCTGGCGCAGCGGATGTCCGATCGCGCGGTTCGGGTCATCACGGCGACGGACAGTCAGGAACTGTTACCGCGCCATACGACCACGCCAACACATGTCGAGTGCAAGTTCTGCGCCTGGCAGGACCGCTGCTGGGGTGCGTCATGATGGCCAACAACATCATCTGGCTCGATTTCAACGACGCGCCCGAGCAGCGCGACGAGCTGGCTTCCGACACCGATGCGCTGCGAGCCGGGCTGCTGGACCGGCTCGAGGCCGTCCTCCACTACCTGTTTCCGCAGGGACGCATCCGGGGTGGCAAGTTCACCATCGGTGACGTCGATGGGAACCCTGGAAAGAGTCTGGTGGTTGAGCTCGACGGTCCACGGCGCGGCCTGTGGAAGGACTTCTCCACCGACGAGGGCGGCGACATCATCGATTTGTGGGCACGGTCGCAGGGGCGCTCCGCACGCAGCGACTTCTCGCGCATCGCTGGCGAAATCCGGCAGTGGCTCGGTCTTGCTCCACCGAACATCACGCCGATGCGCCGCGATGATCGCAGCGTGCCAATGGACGACCTCGGCGCTTACACCGCCAAGTGGGACTATCTGTCACCCGAGGGCGAACTGATCGCCTGCGTCTACCGCTACGACCCACCGACGGGCAAGGAATATCGCCCCTGGGATGTGCGTGCCCGCATGTGGCGCGCGCCCGACCCTAGGCCACTCTACAACCTCCCGGTCATCTCGAAAGCGCGAGAGGTCGTCCTGGTCGAAGGCGAGAAGTGTGCGGCTGCATTGATCGCTTGCGGCGTTGCGGCCACCACCGCGATGAACGGCGCCAAGGCACCTGTCGACAAAACCGACTGGCATCCGTTGGCGGGGAAATCCGTGGTCATCTGGCCAGACCGGGATGCACCCGGCTGGGACTACGCCGAGAGCGCGGCGCGTGCTTGCGTGACTGCGGGCAGCACGTCCGTGGCCATTTTGGTGCCGCCGACGGACAAGCCGGCCAAGTGGGATGCTGCAGACGCCGTCGACGAAGGCTTCGATTGCGCGGCATTCATTGCTCAGGGTGACCGGCGGATCGTAAAGGCAGCCGCTCCGTCTCTGCCCACCTTCACGCTCGGCGAACTGCTCGATGACAACTCGCCGCTGCCACCGGATCTGATCGCTCCACGCGTGCTGACACCGGGAGGCATGTTGGTATTCGGCGGCGCACCGAAAGTCGGCAAGAGCGACTTCCTGCTGTCGTGGCTGGCGCACATGGCTGCAGGCGCTGTATTCCTCGGCATGCAGCCACCACGTCCGCTGCGCGTGTTCTACCTGCAGGCCGAAGTCCAGTACCACTACCTGCGCGAGCGCGTGAAGGATGTCCGCCTGCCGGCACACCGCCTGCAGGATGCCCGTGCCAACTTCGTCGCCACACCGCAGTTGCGGCTGGTGCTTGATGACGCAGGCCTGGCTCAGGTGATCCCCGCAATCGCCAATGCCTTCGGTGGTGAGCCGCCCGACATCATCGCCATCGATCCGATTCGCAACGTGTTCGACGGCGGCGATGAGTACGGCAAAAGCGGTGGCGAGAACGACAACGGCGCCATGCTGTTCTTCCTGTCGCAACGGGTGGAGCGCATTCGCCAGGCGGTCAATCCGGAGGCTGGCATCATCCTTGCCCACCACACCAAGAAGCTCGGCAAAAAACAGTTCGAGGAGGACCCGTTCCAGGCCCTGGCCGGTGCCGGAAGCCTGCGCGGCTATTACTCCACCGGAATGTTGCTGTTCCGACCGGATGAGACCGGCACGACCCGGCAACTGATCTATGAGTTGCGCAACGGTGCCGGCATTCCACTCAAGCACATCGACAAGGTTCAGGGCGAGTGGCGCGAGGTCGACGCCAATGATCGGTTGGTGATGAAGGAGTACGGCGAGCGGCTCGATGCGGAGCGTCGGCGCAAGCGCGATGCGATTCTGGAGATCCTGTTCCAGGAGGCAGCCAACGGGCGCTGCTACACCGCCAATCAGTTTGCCGAAGGCTTCGAAGGCAAGGCTGGGCTTGGTGGCGAGCGCACCATTCGTGAGCGGCTATCGGCCCTGGCGACTCAGGGCTACATCAAGTATTTCCGCAACGCCGCTGACTACGGTTTGCCGTCCTGCGGACGCACCAAGTTCGGCTACCTGTGCGTGGAGGGCATGGCGTTGCAGATGGCCATCGGGCCGCCTGATCAGCAGACCGGCGAAGTGGTGATCGAAAGCCGTCCGGTTCTGCCCACCCACTACAAATGCCCGCAATCGGGGGCCGCCATGCCGGTCGAGAACCCCGAGGTGTGGGTTTACCAAGATGACCTTAACGATACCCAGGAGCCCGTATGAACACGCATCATCAAGTTGGCAAAAGTTCTGCCAACTGGAACCCATCTTTTGCCAACTGGATTCAGTTGGCAGACCCTTGCCAACTTCATTCTCATATAAATCAACGCACTAGGTCGATGTTGGCAAGTTGGCAAGTTGGAAACGCTGCCAACTTGCCAACTGGCGCAAACCCTTGTGGTTATTGGGTTTGCGGGGATTCTTCAGTTGGCGAAAACTCCCCTCTCCCTACGGGAGAGGTAGACACCCCCGACTACGGTCGGGGTGCCTACCTCGTTCTCGGACGTCGTCCGGTTGCCTGCATTGGGGTGTTCCAGCGAGGTGCTCGCCATGGCTAAAACACGCGTATTGGCTCTCGATCTGGGAACCACCACTGGCTGGGCATTGCGCTCCAGCGATGGTCGCATCGCGCATGGCTTCGCCCGATTCAAGCCTGACCGCTTTGAGAGCGGTGGCATGCGCTACCTGAGGTTCAAGCGCTGGCTGACCGACATCAAGCAATCGACGGAAGGTATTGATGCCGTGTACTTCGAGGAAGTCAGACGGCATCTCGGGGTGGATGCGGCGCATGCCTATGGGGGCTTCATGGCACACCTGACGGCTTGGTGCGAGCACCACCGGATTCCGTACCAGGGCATTCCAGTCGGCACGATCAAAAAGCACGCCACCGGCAAAGGTAACGCCGGCAAGGCCGAGGTCATCATGGCCATGCGCGCGCTGGGTCACCCGGTCACCGATGACAACGAGGCGGACGCACTAGCCTTGCTGCACTGGGCCATCGAGACGCAGGAGGCCTGAACATGAAAACCCCGACACCTCACTACCGCTGCCCCTTGGGGCGGCTCCAGCCCCAGTCGCCCGATCTGGACGCCATCAAGCAAAGCGGCTGGCAGGAGCAGCGCATCTTGGTGGTGCATGCCGATGACAGCCGCCTGGACTTCCTTGAGCAGGAGATCGTTCGTCGCATCGGCCAGCGTCTTTACGGAGGGTCTCGCCATGGCTAAGTGGACGATCGAGGACGTAGCCTTGCGCTTCAGTCAGGCGGCAGATGTGGCCCGGCGCCTGCCAGCGGTTCGAGTCCAGGGCTACTTCAACTGCTGGCCGGCGATCAAACGCGCCGACCATGAAAACCTCGGTGCGGATGACCGGCCGCCGATCTATTTCCCACCCAGCCCCGAGTCGGTTGATCAGATGCTGGAAGTGATGCGCTGGGTGCTGTGGCTGGAAGAAGAGCAGCGGCACCTGGTGTGGATGCGCGCCAAGCGCTATGGCTGGCGGGAGATCGGTATCCGCTTTGCGTGTGACCGCAGCACCGCTTGGCGGCGCTGGCAGATGGCCCTGGCCAAGGTCGCGTTGCACCTGAATCTGGAAGATCGGTCATGAAATTGCATGAAATCGCCAGCGCTTTCCAAGACCTGTGGAGCCTTGCGTAACCCTGCGGGTGGAACCCGAAATCCGGCGTGCAACATATCCGCCGGATTGGCGTAGTATTTCAGCTATCTTCTGGACAGCGGTGCGAGGCAAACGCCTACACTGATCCCTGCCACCCCAATTCTTCGGACCCGCCCTGAGCCCTGATGCTCTTGGCGGGTTTGTCGTTTCCAGGCCCTGATCATCGTGCAAATTGAATACCGCCCCATTGAGGCGTTGATCCCTTACGCCCGAAACAGCCGCACGCACTCCGACGCCCAGGTGGCGCAGATCGCGGCCTCCATTCGGGAGTTCGGCTGGACCAACCCGGTGCTGGTCGATGGCGACAACGGCATCATTGCCGGTCACGGTCGGGTGCTGGCGGCGCGCAAGCTGGGCTTCGAGCAGGTGCCAGTCATTGAACTGGCGCATCTGACCGAGTCGCAAAAGCGCGCCTATGTGCTCGCGGACAACAAGCTGGCGGAGAACGCCGGCTGGGACGATGAACTGCTGCGTATCGAGCTGGAGGCGCTGCAGGCTGCCGGATTCGATCTGTCAATGACCGGCTTTGACGATGATGAGCTGGCTGCGCTGATGGCCGAGCTGGCCGGCAACGAGGGTCTGACGGATGATGATGCGGTACCGGAGGTCACAGATGATCCAGTGAGCCAGCCGGGTGATGTGTGGCTGCTGGGCGAGCATCGCGTGCTGTGTGGCGATGCCACCGACCCCGTGGCGCTGGAAACCCTGATGGGCAGTGATCTGGCCGACATGGCATTCACCGATCCGCCATACAACGTCAACTACGCCAATACGGCCAAGGACAAACAGCGAGGCACCCACCGCCCCATCCTCAATGACAACCTGGGTGAAGGCTTTGCCGGCTTCCTGTCGGCAGCCTGTGCCAACCTCCTTAACTACAACAAGGGTGCGGTCTACATCGCGATGAGTTCCAGCGAACTCGATACCTTGCAACTGGCATTTCGGGGAGCGGGTGGCAAATGGTCCACCTTCATCATCTGGGCCAAGAACACCTTCACGCTGGGCCGCGCCGACTACCAGCGCCAGTACGAACCCATCTTGTATGGTTGGCGTGATGGCGTTGATCACTTCTGGTGCGGTGACCGTGACCAGGGCGATGTCTGGTTCATCAACAAGCCGGTCAAGAACGATCTACATCCAACCATGAAGCCGGTGGAACTGGTCGAGCGGGCCATTCGCAACAGCAGCAAAACGCGCGACATCGTGCTCGATCTGTTCGGCGGTTCAGGTACGACCTTGATTGCCGCCGAGAAAACCCAGCGCCGCGCACGGTTGGTGGAGCTCGATCCCAAGTACGTCGATGTGATCGTCAAGCGTTGGCAGGATTACACGGGTAAGCAAGCAACTCGTCTCAAAGATGGAGCGTCATTCGACGAATGCCCGGCTCAGGTGCAGAAAATGGAGATGGCTGTCAGTACGGCTGAGCCGACAAGGCAATAGATTCCGGCTCTGACCCACGATCCCGACAATCGGTTGGCAGTGGCAATGCGTTCGTCCAGTCCCCGAAAGACGTAAATATCGCCCGACTGAACTACAGATTCGATTGACGTAGAAAGCGCGTCCAGTGCAAAGCGTATCTCCGATAAAACTCGATTCAGGCTGTAGGCCAGAATGGTTCCGCCAACCAAACCCAAGATCGACGCCAACAGCTGAATTGTTTTCGCATCCATAAAACCTCCTCGAAAGGGGAAAGGGTAGCCCATCGCTTGAAACTCAGTCAGTCTGGTCGATTCGGTAAACGCGCTGACCATGCTCATCTTTGCTGGAGCTGAGTGTCAGGCCTAGCTTCTTCTTGAAGGCTCCGGCAAAGGTCCCGCGCACAGTATGTGGTTGCCATCCGGTGGCCTCGACGATCTGGCTGATCGTGGCGCCCTCGGGACGATTGAGCATGGCGATGATCTGCGCCTGCTTTGTGTTATCGCGGTTGCGCGGCGCGGCTTTGATTGTTGCCGCTGGAGTTTGAGGCATCGGCAGCCCGAGCGCCTCATGCGCCAGATTGGTGACTCGGTGGGTCTCGCCATCGATTTGAATCAGGCCCTGCCGCAGCAGGCTGCTCAATACCTTGTCACGGGCGCCGCCCTTGAGGTTGTCGGGATACCAGCGCAGCTCGCCGTCAGACGACTGGATGGCGGTATTGAGGATAAGGGTCTGGGTGTCGGTCAGTTTCATGGTCATCTCCTTGTGATGGATCGGGGTGCGTTGAATTTGGGTGCGCTTACTCGGCGTACTCGCCTTCCTTGAAGTGGGCGTCGGTCACTTCCTTGAGGGCAGTGACGTAGCGCGTCACGTCACCCACGTGGCCCCAGGTGACCGCATCGGGGCTCACGCCAAAGTGCTCATCTCGCATCTGCTGCAGCCGCTGGAGCAAGACGTCAAATTCGCCGGCCTTGGCGATAAAGCTGTCCAGTGCAGTGGGCTTGGCAGTCTGGGTGGTCATGGTCGGGTCCTCTTTGCGGGTGGATGATCGTGTCTGTATGAACGCTTCATTCGGCGGGCTTAGCAACTCGTTTCTGCGGGGGCAGACGAGGTTTCCTGGAGGTTTTGGCAGCTTGCTGACCTGCCTCAAAAGCAGCCTGCAACGCGGCTTTGAGGTTCCAGACCGCCAGGTCATGGAAGTCCAGCCGATCGCTATTGCGCGTGACCAGGGTCTCGAGCCCGAGGAGGGTCTGGGCGATGTGATCGAGCGTCGGGTGGGTCATGCTGTGGGCTCCGGTTGATTGCGATGACTGTATGAACGCTTCATTTCCAGAAGAAGCCAAGTTGAATCTGGCCGCTGTCGCATCAATCCCACGCATCACTTGGCAGCGGCTCGCAACGCCTCGCCATTTCATTGCCGGGGACCCTGGCGATCCTGGCCAGTGCGGGGCGGCGGACCCGCGAGATTTGCGCAGGCACAGGCCGCGCTACGGTTTCGCTTCGTGGCCCAGTTCAAGGTGCTACGGAGCTTGGCCGTGATCCCAGACGAAATGAACGGCGCCAGCGTTTCGCTTGAGCGCGAAATATCGACGCCGCCGGCCCCACTTTGATTTCACCTTTGTCGACGAGCTGTGCTGCATGGCAACTGCCCCCATTGAATCGCTGGCCAAGCTGCTGGATCTGACCCCGCGCCGGGTGCAGCAACTGGCCAAGGAGGGCGTGATCCCCAAGCCCGCCACGCGCGGGCAGTACGACCTCATCCCGTCGGTGGTGGCCTACATCCGCCACCTGCGCGCTGTCGCCAGCGGCGACGGCGGTGATCTCCTCACCGAAAAAACCCGCCTCGCCCGAGCCCAGGCAGAAAAAACCGAAGTCGAGACCGCTCGCCTCAAAGGCGTCTTGGTGCCCGCTGCCGAAGTGGAGCGCGCCTGGGCCAGCTTGATCGCCGCAGCGCGGGCCAAGTTATTGACCTTGCCGGTGCGCGCCACCCCGCTGGTGCTGCCGCTTTCTGAGGAGTCGGCCATTGAACGGCTGCTGACGGACATGGTGATGGAGGCCTTGTCGGAACTTGCTGAGGCCGCCCCTGACGATGATCCAGACCTTGTTAACCCGGGTGCGCTCGCTGTGGCGGCCACCGCCGACGATGACGGTGAGCCAATGGGCTGACACGCATCTCTACCTCTCGCCCGAAGACAGCGCCGAGTCGGGCAAATACCTGAGCGAGCGCGCCCCGTATCAGCGCGGCATCATGGACGCGTTCAGCGAACCCGGGGTCGAGGAAGTCGTCATGATGTCCTCGGCGCAGGTGGGCAAGACGCTCATCCTGAAAGCACTGATCGGCTACTTCATCGACCTCGATCCATCGCCCATCCTGGTGGTGCAGCCAACGATCGAGATGGGCGAAACCTTCTCCAAGGATCGTCTGGCGCCGATGATCCGTGACACCCCGGCGCTGGTTGGCAAGGTGCGCGATGCCAAGAGCCGCGACTCGGGCAACACGATCCTAAAAAAACACTTCCCCGGCGGCCACCTGACGATTGCCGGGGCCAACAGCGCAGCGAGCTTGTCCAGCCGCCCGATTCGGGTGCTGCTGTGCGATGAGGTCGATCGCTACCCACCCTCGGCCGGCACCGAGGGTGACCCGGTGAACCTGGCGCGCAAGCGCACCGCGACTTACCGCGCGCGCAAGAAGATCGCGCTGGTCTCGACCCCGAGCCTCAAGGGGCACAGTCGCATCGAACGTGCGTGGCTGCAGTCGGACCAGCGTCGCTACTTTGTGCCCTGTCCGCACTGCGGTCACCGCCATGTCCTTGAGTGGGCCAATGTCCTGCTCAACGAAGACGAGATCGCCAAGACCTGCCTGGTCTGCCCCGCGTGCGGGGTGTTGATCCGCGACAGCGACCGGCCACTCATGTTGGCGCATGGGCAATGGGTCGCGCAGTGTCCGCAGAACCCGATCCCAGGGTTTCACCTGAACGAACTCTATTCGCCTTGGCGCAAGCTCTCCGAGATCGCCAGCGATTTCCTGCGCGCCCGGGGCAACCCCGAAGAAGAAAAGACCTGGTGGAACACCGCCATGGGCCTGCCCTTCGAGAGCGTGGGCGAGCAGGCCGATGCCGAGCAACTGGCGCAGCAGCGTGAAGCCTACGCAGCCGATCAGCTACCGACCGGTGTGCTGACGGTGACCGCTGGTGTCGACACCCAGAAGGACCGCCTCGAAATCGAACTGGTGGGCTGGGGCGCGGGCGAAGAATCCTGGGGCATCGAACACATCGTGCTGCATGGCAGCCCGGCAGAACCCGAACTCTGGCAGCGGCTTGATACGCTGCTGGCCAACACCCGTATGCCCACCGAGGATGGTCGGGTGCTGCGCGTGGCCGCGTGCTGCATCGACTCAGGTGGCCACCATGTGCAGCAGGTCTACGAGTTCGCCACGCCTCGCGCAGCGCGCAACGTCTGGGCGGTCAAGGGCCAGTTCGGTCCGCGTCCGGTGTGGCCCAAGCGCCAGACCAAATCGAAAAAATACCGAGGGCACACCGTGCGCCTGATCGGCGTGGACACCGCCAAGGACACGATCTATGGGCGCTGGCAGGTCGCGCAAGGCAAGCCAGGCTACTGCCACTTTCCGATGTCGTATGACGAGGCCTGGTTTGAACAAGCCACTGTCGAAAAACGGGTGACGCGCATCGATGCCCGAGGCAACGAGGTGCGGGCCTGGCAAAAACCTTCCGGCGCGCGCAACGAAGCGCTGGACTGCCGGGTGTATGCCTATGCCGCCCTGCAGGGGCTCAAGATTGAACGCCGCCTGATCCTGGCCCGCCTTGGGAGCAGCGCCTTGAGCGGGCCGGTCGTGGATGCCCAGGTGGGTGTCCAGAGTGAGCCCAGTCGGACCTCAAGCACCGTCAGTCCCGCCCTGCCAGCTGCGCCAGTGCGCGGAGCCCCCCAGTCATCGGCGCGGCGGGTCGCGTCGTCGACCTACCTGCGCCGCCGTTAACTACCGAGGAATCCGCATGGCCTTTACCCAGGACGATGTCGTCCGGATCGAGCGCGCCCTGGCCAAAGGGGAGCGCATTGTTCGCTTCGCTGACCGCACAGTCGAATACCGCACGGTGCAAGAGCTGATTGAAGCACGCGATCGCATACTGCTGGAGCTTGCCAAAACCGGACCGCGCCGTGCTCGTCAGGTGCGCCTCTTTCATACCGGCAAGGGCATCTGAGCATGGGCGCGCCATTTCCTTGGCTCGCTCGGCGTGGCTTTGTCTTGCCCAACCGACTGGCCAACGTCCAGGCCCGCTACGACGCCGCAGGCAGTGGTCGCCGGTCTTCGAACTGGCAGGCACCCAGCAGCGGTCCGACTTCAGCTTCTCTGGGGGGACTGCAGCCCCTGCGCAACCGGTCGCGCGCAGCAACGCGCAATGACCCCTATGCCTTCTCGGCCATTGACCGGCTGGTCTCCAACACCATCGGTACCGGCATCACGCCCAAGCCGCGCCATCCTGATGATGGCGTACGACGCCAGTTGCAGGCGCTGTGGGAAGACTGGTGTGACGATGCTGATGCGGACGGACGCACCGACCTCTATGGTTTGCAGGCCCTCATTTGCCGGGCGGTGTATGAGTCTGGCGAGTGCTTTGTTCGCTTACGGCCCCGACGCCTGGAAGACGGGCTGTCGGTGCCTTTGCAGTTGCAGCTGCTCGAGCCGGAATTTGTGCCCCATGACAAGCACGAGCAACACGGTAGCGGCAACGTCATTCGCGCCGGCATTGAATTCAACAGCCTTGGGCAGCGCGTCGCCTACTGGATGTATCGCGCACACCCGGGCGAGGGTCTTACGCCATCGGCGGCGTTCAACGACTTGCAGCGGGTGCCGGCCGAGCAGGTATTGCACATCTACGAGCCGTTGCGCGCCGGTCAATTGCGCGGGGTGCCGATCCTGGCGCCGGTGCTGACCCGTTTGAAATCACTCGATGACTTTGACGATGCGGTGCTGTTTCGCCAGGAGGTGGCCAACCTCTTTGCCGGCTTCATCCGCAAGCCTGCACCTGAAGACCCGGTGGTCGATCCGGTGACTGGCGCACCGATCCAGACCGATGTCGATGGCTTTACGCCGATGGTCGGACTGGAGCCCGGCACGATGCAGGAGCTGCTGCCGGGCGAAGAGGTGGATTTCTCCAGCCCACCCGATGCCGGTAACGCCTATCCGGACTTCATGCGCCAGCAGTTGCTGGCCACCGCAGCCGGGGCCGGTCTGCCCTATGAACTGCTCACCGGTGACTTGCGCAATGTGAATGACCGGGTGATCCGGGTGGTGTTGAACGAGTTTCGGCGACGCATCGAACAGCGCCAGTTCGGCATCTTCGTGCATCAGTTCTGCCGCCCGGTGCGTGCCGCCTGGCTGGACATGGCGATGCTCGCTGGCGTCATCGATCTGCCCGACTACGCGCGGCAGCGACGGGCTTACCTGCGCACCCGCTGGGTGCCGCAAGGCTGGTCCTACCTGCACCCGGTGCAGGACGTGCAGGCGCGACGCATGGAAGTGCGCGCAGGTTTTACCTCGCGATCTGAAGTGGCTCTGCGTCAGGGCTATGACGCCGAGCTCATCGATTCAGAAAACGCCGCCGACAACGCCCGCGCCGATGGTCTGGGCCTGATCTACGACTCGGATGCCCGCAGTCGTGCGACATCCGCATCCCCAAATTCAAACCCAAACGACGAGGAGCCGGCATGAGCCATCTTCCCGAGGCTGCGCCGACGCGCAGCTGGTACCGCATCCAGGCCAAGACAGAACCCAATCAACCCATGGCCATCGAGGTACTGATCTATGACGAGATCGGCCTGTGGGGGATCAGTGCCGCCCGATTCATCGACGAACTCAAGGCGATGGACGACGGCCGGGCGCAGATCACCGTCGCCATCAACAGCCCGGGCGGTGATGTGTTCGATGGCTTTGCCATTCACAACGCCTTACTGCGCCTGGGTGAGCGTTGCACCGTTCGGATCGATGGCCTGGCCGCATCCGCAGCCAGTGTCATTGCCTGTGGCGGGCATCAGGTGGTGATGGCGGCCAACGCCATGCTGATGATCCACAATCCGTGGACCTTCACCTATGGCACCGCGCAGGACCTGCGCAAAACCGCCGACATGATGGACAAGGCGCGCGACGGCATTCTGGCCGCCTACCGGCGCAAGGCCCCGGCGATTGAAGATGCCGCGCTCATCCAGATGCTCGATGAGGAGACCTGGCTCAACGCCGATGAAGCGCTGGCCCTGGGCCTCGTGGATCTGATTGGCGAGGCGGTGGCACTGCAAGCCTGCCGAGGCTCGACCAATGTGCTGGCGCGCTTCAAGCATCCGCCGGACGCCTTGCTGGCAGCCAGC